GACATGTGCGAGACGAAATGATCGAACTCCATCCAGACGGAAACGGTGGGACGGCAGACTTCCTGCAGCCAGACGCGGGAAGAGAGCGTGACCACGGCGTTGTCGGCAATGGCGGCCGCAGTGGTGCCAGCATAGCCGCGGGTGCAGCCCGTGAAGGTGTAGGTGCCGCTGGATTCCGTCCAGCCCGTGTACAGGATTTTCTCGCTTCCGATGGTCAGGACGCCACGCGGAGGCAGGACGCCCCCCGTTAGGCCGTCAGCGTCAAAGGTGGTCGCAGAGGCCGTAGCGCTGTCGGCGGCGGCAAGAGTGACGGTGCCTCCGGCCTGCACGGAACCCATGAGGGCAGTGAGCAGAGCATCGCCCTGCGGAGCGCCGTAGGAGCTGGCAAGGCGCAGGAGCATGTTGAGCGAGACTTCGCCAGCCTCCACGGCGTCCTGGAACTGCTCCAGCACGTTGAGGGAGCGGGAAAGCTCTTCGGAATTGGTGTAGCCGGGCGTCTGGTTCATGGAGCCGGAGCCGGAAGGCAGGATGAAGCCGGAAGCAACGGGACGCTGGAGGACGCCGGAAACGTCTTCCAGCATGACGAAGCATCTTTGCAAATTCGCTTTGCCGATGTTTGGGCAGTTGATTTCAGACATTTACTCGACTCCCCCCGTCCACGTTGTCCACGGGACGGAAATTGATATGCTGTATCTTTCGTCTGGATCTTTATTCGTGACGCTGGACATCCACCCGCCGGACATGCTGGCGGTGGCCTGCACAGCGCCCATGAGGACGGAAGGCTCCCCGCAGTAGACGGGGCCTTTTGCGGTTTCGAGCTTCCTGAGCCTATAGGCGTCGCAGACCGTTTCGGCCCACCGCTGGGCGCTGGCGGTCTTGGCAGAGTCGCCCCACGGCGCGGAAATGGTGACCATGTAGACGCCATGGCGCTTGCCCAGTCCGATGCGCCCCGACAGTTCGGCGGTCTCGCTCTGCGAAGGCCGGAACGCCTGCAGGAACATGATGCTTGCCGCGTCAGGGTTGAAGCTGGCCGTCTCGGGGACGAGCTGGACGCCGGACTGCCCCGTGAGCAGGCCAGCAAGCACGGTGCGGAGAGCAGTGGCAGTCAGGGCAAGTGTAGGCGTATCCATCATCTCGCCCTCGACATGGCCGCGCACTCTTCAGCGATGCGCCTCCGGCAGTTCGCCAGAAAGCGGGCCACGAAGCCTGCAGGCTGCTTTTTCGACCAGCCTGCCTCCAAGTACAAAATGTATTCCACGTTGTTGATCACGAAGATGACATCGCTTCTCATCAGAGAACCAAGAGCAGGTGCCTGCGGGCTGTAAGACGCCTGCCCTTCGGCGGGGACGAAGCTCCACGAAGATCCTTCGCCGGAGATGAGCCAGCCAGCCTGCGCCCTGCCAGTATCAACTGGCGTTCCGGCCTGCAGCTGGCTGAACTCTTCCAGCAGGATCTCGATAATGACCTGCTTGGCGTCCATGCCGATAAGGCCGAAGGCTTTGTCCATTTCCTTCTGCAGGGAGCGGGCGCTGGTCACGCGCCTGCCAGCGATGTCGCGGACGCGGGAGGCAAAGGCGTCCCTGGCTCTGGAAAGGCTAGCCATTGTCGCCCTCCGGCTCCGTCTGCTGGCCTTCCTGCGGAACATCGCTCTGGCCTTCGCCCTGCGTCTCGCTGGATGCAGTCGTCCTCGCCGTGTATGTTCCCTGCTCCTTCAACTCGACGGCGTAGAGCACGGGCCTGCCAGCAGGCGCGGTAGTCGCAACCTTCTGGATGGCCCAGCGCTCAGAGCCGATGACGAAACTGTCAGAAACGAGGAGGCCGTCCAGCACGTCTGCGGCGACGTACAGGACGGCAGAGCCGATGGCGAAGCCGTAGTTGCGCTGTTCGGCGTCTCCGGCTTCGGTGCGGACGGCCCACACCTCGGTCAGCGCCTCCGTTTCGGTGTAGCTGTCGGTCGCAGGGTCATACGTCCCTGCGAAGCTCACCCGGCAGTGCTGGACGAGCATCCCCTTCTGCCGGATCAGCCTCGCGGCCGTCCTGACTTCGCTGGCGTAGCTGTAGGCCATGGCCTACGCCCTCCCCACGGCATAGACCGTAGTTCCGGCCCCGCCCTCCTCGGGCAGGGAGGACAGAAGCCATGCGATTCGGGCGGTCAAGGCATCCCGCTTCGGGGTGCCGGATGCGCCCTGGCTGGCGTAGGTGAAGCTCTCGGCAAGCGGGCCGACCTTCGTGGATCGCGCCGTGATTTTGCCGGAGTATTCCTGTTCCTCGAAGAGGTCAGTCCCGCCGGAGACGAGAACGGCCGCCTCGATGCAGGCGGTCTTCACGCAGGCGGGAACGGCATCCTCGGCAATCGCTACGCCGTGAGCGCCGATGCCCTTGCGGGGCCATGCCATCTCCCTGTCCAGCGAAACGGGAGCGCCCTTCCATGCAAGGCTGTTGAGCCAGTCTGACGCCCTAAGCAGAGCCTGCTCCCGCGCCAGCATTTCGGCCTCGCCGGAAGCGGAAGCCCAGAGCCCCCTCGGAACGGCATAAGCGTCGGCCTCCGCAAGAGAGGCGTAGCTGTTCGCGCCTTCGGGGCAGGAGCCGTCTTCCACGACAAGGATGGACTCGTAGGGCATGGCGGGCCTCCGCTATTCCTCGGGAACTGCCGCCTCTTCGGGAGCCTCGTCGGCATCCTTCGGCGCGGTCTTGGCCTTCTTCGGTTTCGGCTTCGGCTGCTCCTCGGGCTTGAGGTACCAGCCTTTCCTCTTCCAGCGCTCGACGGCCTCTTCCGGCACGTCTGCGGTGACAGGCCCGCCCGTGACGGCGGGATCGTCGTGGTGCATTCTCACAAGCGCCATCGCGGCCTCCTTCTGGACCGGGGCGGGATGCCGGAGCAGAGCCCGCCCCCTGCATTCGGGCTGGAGCGAACGCAATTCCTAGCCGAGCAGGATCGCCACGTGCTCGGGCTTGATGAGCTTCACGCCCCAGGCGAGGCCAATCTCGAACTTGACCCTCCTGTATTCGCGATAAAGCGCGACCTGGAAGGTAAGGCCGGAGACCGGATCGGTGACGTTGCGGACGAACTCTGCAGAGTCGCCGCCTTCGGGCATGGCGGGAGCGCGGCAGACGAGCTGGATGGCCTGCCTGTCGAAGGCGAGGTTCGCGGTGTAGGCATTGCCCACGGTCACAGAGGCGTTGTCGGCAACGCCCTTCACGAGGCCGGGCTTGTTCAGCACCATCGGAGAATCGGAGGCATCCGCGCTCACGATGTACTTGTTTGTGTCCGAACCGAAGGTGATCACGTCGCCAGCCTTGAGGGCTTCGGCGGTGGTGCCGTCGAAGGCGATGCTGGTCGCGCCAGCGGCGTAATTGCTGGCGTTGTTCACCAGCGGGGTGCCGGTAAGGGAGCCGACGGTGTGGCTCTTGACCTGCGCGGATTCGCGGATGGTGAAGCCCATGAGATCGAGCAGAGCGCCCCTGCGGAGCGTGGCGTCGGAGGCGTTCTCGTTGGCCTTGGTCAGGTTGCCGAGGCTGCGGAGGTTCGCTCCGGCGGTGGTGTCAACCACGAGCTGGAGATCGGTGGTGGGAGCGCCGTTGTCCTTCAGGATCTTCAGCACGGCGGCGGCGTCGCCCACGGAGGAGCCGAAGGGCGTGGTGCCAGCGGTGCCGTAGGCGCGGGAAGCGCCGACGTAGGTGGCGGCGATGTCGGCTTCCACGGCGTTGCAGAGCGCCCGCATGGCCTGCGCCATCTGGTCGGCGAGGATGGCGTTGTAGGTTCCGGCGTTGTTCACGCCGAGCTGCTCTTCGCCGTTCCATCTGACGGGGGCCATCTTGCTCTTGGTGATCTTGATCTCCACATTGGAGATGGTCTGGTCGCCGTTGTCGCCGGGGGTGGAGCCTGGCGTGATGTCGTAGAGCGAGGTGGAGGGCGTCACGGGAACAAGGATGCTCTCGTTGACGGCGGCCTGCTCGCCCTTGGCGTTCAGGGCTACGGCGGGGATGAAGCCCGTGATTTCGCGGGAAACGATGTCCACGGCCTGGTAGAGGGTCGGGATGAGGTTCGTGAGGGTATTGGACATTGGAAGTCTCCTTTCTTCCGGCTAGTCCACGATGCGGATGCCGGACTTGACTGCTTTCATCTGTTCGGCGGGGGAGAGGGCGTCGAAATGGGAGAGCTTCATCGTCTTGGCTCCTGCAGGCATCCCGCCCGTTCCGGCAGACGCGCCGGAGCCGGATGCGGTGCTTCCGGCAAGCAGGGCCTGCCCGTTGGGGAGCGCATTGACGAAGCGGCTGAGCGCAGTGTCCACGTCCGCAGGCTGACCGTCGGTGCCGAAGACCTTCTGCCCGCTCTGGTCGTAGGCCACGATGCGGCCGTCCTCGACCTTGAAGGCAGAGCGGAAGTGCTCGCGCACGTAGCTCTGGTGGATCGGGTCTTTGGACACCTTGTCGCGGATGAACGCGGAGTCGGCGAGGGCGCGGTCAACCAGCATGGAGTCGTAGCGGGCCTCGGCGTCCTTGAGCCTGGCAAGGGCTTCGTCCCGCTCCTTCTGGACGGGGCCGAGCCTCTGCTGGAGGTTCTGTTCCCACTGGGCTTCGCGGGCCTTCTGGTCTTCCGTCATGCGGGCGACCTTCTCGATGGCGGCCTTTCCGGCCTCCACGTCGTAGCCTTCGTACCTGCCCTGCAGCGCCTTCAGCGCCTTCTCGGCGGCGTCGGCGCGGCCGCGCTCCTTTCCCAGCGCAGAGGACAGGCCTTCGATCTCCGAAAGCGTCTTGAAGCCGCCGTTGACGTCGAGACGCCATTTGCCGGAGGCCGAGTCCTGCACGTAGAGGGAGGCGACGTTCTGCTCCAGACCTTCCACGGTGTCGAGCACTGCTTCTAATGCCATTTCGATTTTCTCCTTGCGGCATCTCGCCGCGTAGCACGGAATTCTCTTCCAATGCGTGGTTTGTGTTAATGAATTACATGTTTGGTAGCACGATGTCAACGGACGCGCTTGAGGCCGAGTTCCTTGAGCGTGCGGAAGCGCCCGTTCCCGTCCGTAAGGTCGCTCCACGAGATGCGCCCGTCGCGGAGCGCCTGCGCCCGCGTCTTCCCCATGACCGAGTTCTGCAGATCCTCTCGCAGGCTGGGGAACCACTCGCC